AGTTCTCTCTTGACTCCCCTCCTCGATACGATAAGAGAGTTTGGGGATTGGAGGGCAGCCGCCTGGATCCTCGAAAGACGTTATCCTCAGAGATGGGGAGTCAAGAGAGAACTTGAGGTCAATGTAACAAAGCAGACTGGAACTGATGTGGTTCATGGAATGCTAGCAAATATTTTAAAACAAGAAAGCAGTGACGACTTGAAGGAGGAATCATGATTAAATCTCCAATTAAAAGAGGTCATCGTTCAAGGTTTTTAAATGCTTCAACTTACTTCAAATTAAAAGTGTTTAGGAGGGCAAGACGTAGATCATATAGGCCAATGCATGAAATCGAGAAAAATCTTGGGATTAATCGCACTACTTTAAATCGATGGGTAAAAAAACAAGTCCATGAAGTATCGGCTTTTTATGCAATTGGAATATTGTTGTGTAATTTAGGAAGATACAAATCTCAAAAAAGTCAAAAAGGCAGGATCGACACATGCAAGAATTTAATTAAAATACTTAATGAATACCAGTCAGTCAAAGATTTATTAATAAGAACAAATCATCTTGAAAATGATCCAGCTTATCACATGCTTTTAAAATACAAAGCGTCTTTAAAACAAGAAAGCACCGACGATTCTGAGTCGTAAAGAATCGCCGGTGTTTAAATGCATTAACAAGGAATGATAATATATTATGAATGTTAGGAGTAGTCAATGATTAACATTAGCCCTAATCCATTGCAGACTCAAATCCTTAAAGCGATCGGAAAACAAGATCGTGTTGTTGCTGCTCGATGTGGCTGGGGAAGTGGTAAGACTTCAGCCTTGGTCTTTTCGATGTTGTTGGTTTCAAAGTTACGACCTGGCACTTCATCTCTCATAGTGACAGACACGACTCCAAGGTATAACTCAGTATTGATGCCAGAGATCGAGAAGTGGTTGGTGCCTCTCGGTTGGACTTACAATCATACTAATAAGTTATGGACTGACACAGAGAACGGATCAACGGTTTGGTGTCGTTCGTATTATCGACCTGGCACAAGAGAAGCAACTCACAATCCACTTGAAGGTTTGAATGTCACCAGTGGAGTATGCATGATTGATGAATGTCAGACTCTGACTTCTGAAGTAGCACACAAAGCACTTGGTCGATTGAGAAGTGGGCCAAGTCCAATCATGATCCTCGTTGGTCTTCCTGTGATCGATGCGTGGTGGGTCAAGTTAGCTGAGCATGCTGAATGTCTTCCCTTGTTCTTCTCATCATATGTCAACGAGGAGAACTTGAGTTCCGAATGGTTCGAAGCGACGAAGCTCCTTCCACCTGATGAGCGGGAAGCAATGGTGATGAATAAACCAAAACCACCAAGCGGATTGGTGTATTCAGAATTCAATCATGAGAAGCATGTCATCGATGACTTTGTATATCGTCCTTCAATGACTGGACGAATCGCGATTGACTGGGGATTCAGGAAGCCCTCTGTCTTAATCATCGTGTATGATGAGCAAAGAGAAGCATCGATCATCGTTCATGAGTTCAACCCTAAGGAAGTCACAATTGAACAACTCAGCTTGATGATCCTTGCTGTAGCTTATCCTCGATCATTGATGCCATCAGCACCATCGAAAAGAATTTGGCTTGATACTGGTGTTGCTGATAAGGCAGGTAAAGCAAGAAGTGATCACACTGGACTCTCAGCATTCAGAGTAATTCGGAAGCATCCCAATGAAGGGGGAATCGGTTTGCCAATTCGGTCGACCACTGATCCAGTTCGAACCGATGTTCTTAATGGTGTGCAAAGATTGAAGAGAGCATTCAACTCGGGAAAGTATTTGATCACTCGGGAAGTATGGGAGAAGGGGGAGAGGGCAAGTGGTAACTCAATCAGAAAAGCTCTCCTCTCATATGCATGGGATAAGAAAGAACAACCAAAGAAAGACGGCAGGGAGGATCCACTTGATGCATTAAGATATGATTGTATCTTCCATCATTGGACTGAGTCTGCTCGCAACTATCAACCAAAGAGCAAACCGAATCGGAAGGTTCGAGTTGGTTCATCAAAGAAAGTGGAGTTCTAAATGATTGATATTGAGTTCATGGTTTATCTCTCTCTTTTAATAATACTCATAATCTTTTTGATTGGATAATTTATGAACGAAACAAAGAAAAAAGTAATTTTAGATCTCACTCGAGAGATGATCATTCAACCAAGTGAACTCTTTTCAAATGATGAGTTTGAGGAGTCTGTAAAACTATTTATTGAGATCATTCAGACACTGATTAAAGAAAGTGATCAAAATGATAATTGACAATTGATGATATAAAAATGATAATATACCCAAAGTGATTAACATCACGAGGGTATTATGCATAATAACGACGATGCACCAAAACATTTAAGAGCGAGATATCCACGCTTTAAATCACTCGGTATTACTGGAACTCAGTTATCGGGGGGTACTATATCGGGATATGAACAGAACACTTCTCTCACTGGCTTGTCGTGGGTTCGAGCAGCTGAGGAGATGTTGAGGACTGATCCAGTCGTCCGTCGATCTTGGCATATGTTAAGACAAACTTTATTGTCTGCAACATGGAGATTCGAAGCAGGGATTGAGAATGATCCAGTCTCTGAAGAACTCGCACGATTTGCCAATGAAGCATATGGCTTCGATGGATACTCGGGTCAAATGTCTGTGTCGTGGGAAGAACAACTCGGATATCTGTTCGAGTATGTCACCATCGGATATCGATATGCAGAGGAGATTTACAAAGTCGGCATTGATGGCAATGGGAAAACAAAAGTCTTTTTGGACTATTATGCAGATAGAGAACCATCAGCCCATAACGAATGGCTGAGTCGAGATGGTCAACATCTCGATGGAGTACTTCAAACCGTTGTTGGTATTGGAAAAACTCCACAACCGATTCCATCACACAAGCTCCTCCTTCTCACATTGAATCGAACTGGCTCAAACTTTGAAGGTGTCGGAATGCTTCGGCCGGTGTGGTGGTGGTGGAAGACAAAGCAAAGAGTTTCAAATATGATGTGTGTCGGCTTGGATCGTTGGGCCATACCAACTCCCAAGGTGACAGTCGATCGATCGGTGGCAGAACTCCAAGGTCTAACTGATGGCGACATTGACGCAATGATTGACGATGCTGAAGCGCAGGCTCAAGCCTTCCTTGCAGCAGAACAATCTTATCTTGTTGAGAATGCCGCCGTAAAGTTTGACTCTTATTCGACTACTCCATATCTGTATTCTCAAGGCCCCCTCGATATCATTAAAGAATGTGACAATCAAATATCTCAAGCATTCCTTGCTCAGTTTGCTAATCTCGGAATCAGTGACAGCGGGTCGAGATCCGTTGGTGAAGTTCATCTTTCTGTTTTCAGACGATCAGCGATCAATCTGTGTGATGTTGTGGCAGGTCAAGTAAGTGGCCCCGATCGACGAGGGGGAGGAACTATTGGTCGGTTGATTCGTTTCAACTATGGATCGGTTGATCCTTCCAAACTTCCAAAGCTGACACATGCCGGACTTGATACTGATGATCTTGCGAATAGTCTTGGTATGCTTGGGCCACTTGTTCAGTTTGGATTATTGACTCCAGACGATGAACTTGAGAGGGCAATTCGGGAAAGACTCGGGGCCGGTGATCTTCCTGAAGATGCACAAAGGTCTGCGATGGAAAGAGCTACCAGTTCAAGTGGTGTTGGTGGATCAGCCTTGCTCGCTGAACAATTAATTCAAAGGAGGAAGAAGCGTGGTTAAACGAATTAAAATTAAAACTAAGAAGCGCAAAAAAAAAGAGTCTCTAAAGCTATCAAAGCTAAGAGCATATGGTGAAGCGATTCAGCTTTCGGAGTCAACTGGATATGATGTTCCTGAAGGACTCACTGTTGGCAAACCATTCAAGACTTTATCGCTTGGACAAGTATCATCTCGAATGAGTGGTGATACAATCGGAAAAGAGATCAATCAAGATCTTATCACTGAGTTAGTTCGAGTATTTAAAGAACGACGAGAACATGATCCAGTCATTATCGACTGGCAACATGCAACGTCACCGTTTCAAAGTGGATCACCTGCTCCCCCCGATTCAGGTTCAGCACTTGGAATGATAATCGATCTCGAAATGAAAGACGACGGCTTATACGCAATACCCGCCTATAACGAGCGAGGTCTTGAAGTCGTCAAGAATGCAGGTGGTGTCCTTTGGTCATCTCCCGAATACATTCATGGAGAGATCTTTTCGAGAGATGAAGGACAAAAGGTTGGAGATGCTCAACTTCTTGCCATCACTCTCACACCACGTCCGGCACAATCACATAACAAAATTGATCGAATTACACTTTCAGAGGAGTCAATGATGGATGATCAAATCAATGAATTAAAGGCAGCTTTAGAAGCTAAAGATGCCATGGTACAAGAGCTTGAAGCCAAGATCAAAGAGATGATGGAAGACAAAGATTCATCATTGAACGAAGATCAACAAATGGCTGAACAAGACGATGAAGAGAAGTTGGCTGAAGAAGAAGACGCAGAAGCAGAAACGGAAGATGAAGAAGAAGAAGATAAGAAGCAAAAGCTTTCTGAAACTTTCTCTCAAGATGTATCTTTGCTGAATGAAGTCGTCGCTCTTCGTGAGTCTGTCAAAAAGCTCGAAGCTGAGAATAATAAAATCAAGTGTGACGATGCAGTTACATCTTTATTGCGTGAGGGTAAAATCTCACCGGCTGAAAAAGATGTTGCTTCAAAGGCTTGGAATATTAAAGATCTTCAACCTGAGTTTTGGCAGATGTTTAATGAACGTCAATCAAACTCCAGTGTTCCACTCGGTGAAGTTGGACACGGAGCAAGCGGTCAAGAGATCAGCAAAAAAACTCTCGACCAAAAAGTTCGCGCTTTAGCTGAAGATAAATCGATCAACTATAGTGATGCTCTAAGTTTATTTAGAGAACAACAACCCGATTTTTACCGTCAAGCATTTGGAGGATAACTCATGGCTGACACACAAATTATTCAATCATTTATCGCAGCAGGCACAATCACTGAGTTTGCTCTTGTTTCACTCGATGTCAATGGCAAAGTTGCAGTAACGGCAGCAGGTAACGACGTGACTTGTGTCGGTGTTGCTCAACGTGCATGTGCTGCCGGTGATGCTGTCGACGTTGTAGTTTATGGACTTACTCGAGTGATCGCAGGTGGAGCAATTGCACCGGCAACCGAACCTCGTTTGTCTGCTCATACAGGTGGAACAGTGACAGCGGCTTCAGCAACTCGATATCCTGTTGCTCGTATTATTCCAAATATCAATCAAACCTCTGCCTCAACAAATGATCAAGTTCTTGTATTATTTGTTGGCCCAACAGTAATCCACGCTTAAGGAGTGACTCATGGCTAGTTCATATAATAATATTCATCCAGTTGATCAGATTCTGACAAGCCTTGTATCAGAGGTTGTACCTTCGGATAGTCAGCTTATCGCAAGCGAGATCTTTGAGAATGTAAAAATTCCAGAGAGAAGTGGCACGTTCTTACTTGAGAATAGTCGTAACTTCATGGGAGCAGGTGTTGGGCTTGATCTTGAACGTGCTCCTGGTGCAGGTCGTACAAACATTGGAAGCTTTGACAGAACATCTTCAACCTTCAAAGCATTGATCTATTCTGCACAAGATTCGATCGCAATGGAAGACATCATCGACAGTCAATACCCTGGTGGTGAAGAAGCTCGTATCGTTCGCAAAGTTCGTCGCGCAATGATGCTTGCAAAAGAGAAAAGAGCTGCTGATTTAATCTTTGATACATCATCATTCTCAAATGATACATGTACAAATGTAATGGGTGGAAAAGTTGATGCAGCAGGAACCGACGGTTTGACTGGTCTTGACAAGTTAAAAGATCTTCTCTTCAATGCGGCTCATGGTATTAATCCTGATACTTTGATCTTCGGTCGTGGTGTATTCCGTTCATTAGCTCGCAATCCCGAAGTTCGTGGATATGCAGGCACAGCAAGCGCAGGACTTGCAAGTGGCAATATGATCTTGACTGAAGAAGCAACAAAAGAAGTTCTTCGAAACATCTTGGGAATCCCTTGCATCTATGTCGGAGAAGCTCGTCGTGAGACTGCTGTTCCAGGTGCAACTTCAAGTGAAGCTCAAATTTGGGATACTGAAACAATCTTCTGCGGTATCATGAAGGGTGCTGATGCAATCGTTCAAAAGAGTGGTAACGTTAAAGGAATGCCTGTTGCCGCTTTGAACTTTGACTTTGGTGGAATGCAAGCTGGTCAATATGACAGTCTTGATGCAACTCGTCGTTATGTATATGCTGAAGAAGTACAACAATTCAAAGCGATTGATTCTACTCTTGGATACATTCTGACTGACTGCTTAGTATAAGGCTGATATGTGCGACACTCAAACCACACTACTCGCAGAAAAGGACGCTGATCAATTAGCTGTCCAAGATCTTGAGAAGCAACTTAAGACTCAGAGTGGTGATGTCGCACGAATTACGAAAGCAAAGATCAACGAGTTAAAGACTCAGATCAAAGCAGAGAAATCAATGAAATCAGTCCTTGGTAAATCGAGGACTAGATTTATAAAAACACTTGAGACAGCAGTTCGAGCCAGTGATCCGTTGACAATACTTTCTCTTGATAGAGAACAGCTTGTTGACTTCGTGATCCGTGGAGGTTTTGATTTATCAATTGATGAATTTATTGAACAAGCTGATTTAATATCTCAAGCAGTCGAGAAGACGACAAGGATTGTTCAGCCCGATCTCGGGTTGAGTGCAATTCAACAACAACTTGACATCATGCAGACATCAGCAGTCGAGACTTTGTTTGATGGTGTTATAATCCCAAATGTGACAAGTGGTGTCAGAGAGTCACTCGTCGCAATGACTGTCGACGTTCCGATCAAACAATCGATGTCTTCATTATCTCAGAAGATGCAATCAGCGACAGGAAGACAATTGACTGAAGTCAACACAAAGCTGTCGATGTATGGACGAGGTGTGACTGCGGCAATGGCTGAAGAAGCAGGATTAAGCTTTTATCTATATACAGGCCCTCAAGATGGAGAGACGAGAAAGTTCTGTTCTCCTCTTGTTGACAAAGTAGTGAGTGATTCCCAAATGAAGAAGCTCAATAATAAACAAGGGTTGTCGGTTAAGACCGCAGGGGGTGGATATAATTGTCGGCATTCTTGGAGTCCTGTCAGTGAAGGATTCATGATGGCAGCAGGACTCGACAAGGCAACCACCAAAGACATATCCAAAGCAAATGCAGGAGCAAAGAGATGATAAGAAAACTTACAACAGGTCAAGACCATTCCTTTGAGTGGAACTCTCCAACTCCTTTAAGTGCCACACCTTCAATCACCTTCAAAGTATCAAGTGACATTACAACCAACTTGACGCATTCAAGAGCTGACATCTCAGTGACTGCGATTGCTAACGATCGAAGGACTTTGACAATTGCAACTTCTGATTCTCTTGAGAGGGATCAGGTCTTTGCATTCCTCAAAACGAATGGTGATACATGGTATTCGATTAAGATTGTTCGCATCGTTGGAACAACTGCGATCCTTGCTGAACCTTTACCACGTGAGATCGACTTGACAACCAGTGCAACGATTGAGTTTGCAATGTGGTATATCACAGCATCATCAGCCAATGTCACGGCGACGAGTGGAACTTTTCAATACTTAGTCTCATACTCGTCAGACCGTGGACAAAACAATGTGTCTAAGTTGGATAAGGGAGTGATTAAAGTTACTCCTCGACCTTTCGACACAAGTCTCGATCATGATTCTTTTGTGAATCGCTTTGCTCCACTTGCTGACATGATACCAAGGAGACAATCTGACTTTGCTCCTCAAATCAAAGCATCACTTGA